ATTGACAAATTAAGTATTGATTTAATTCAAACAATAATTAATAAGTTTGAAGAATTAAACGATTATGTCAATACTATTTCTGCAAGATTGACGAAATTAGAAAAATTAAAAATGCGTTGGGAGGAGGTTAATCATCCTCCTACTCAAGAAGAAATAAAAGCAGAACAACTCAATCAGTGGTTTGATCATAAAACCAATGATCTACCTAAGCTTGATAAAAGGGGTGGCTAAAGGTGGCAATAGGTATTAGAATCAAATTAAGCCCGAGAGGGTATCTTCGCTTAAAAGCCATGAAACATCTAACTTTTCTTTCAACACTCCTTATCTTTGGAGGGGTATTTTACTGGGCAACTTCTTCCTCTTTAGAAGATATGACCAGAACAGACTGTGAAATACATCAAATTGAAAAAGCTTGTGAACAACTTAGATGACTAAAGGTACTGCCGTGATTCCTAATGATGTTTATCATGCTGACCCAGCATACAGTTCATCAGATCTCAAGTTAATTACCAATACTTGTCCTGATGCCTTCTATAAAACTAAATATGAAGGCCAAAAAAAAGATCATGCACCTGCATTGAAAAAAGCTTTCAGAGATGGTGAGCTTTGCCATGCTTTTACTCTTGAACCTGAAAGAGCAAAAAAAGATTATGCAGTTTGTGCTAATAGATCTACGACAGAAGGGAAAAAACAAGCAGCTCAGATGAAAAAAGATGGCATAGAGGCCATTACTAATACTGAGCTTGAATTAGTTACAAACGTCAGCCAAGCAGTTTTTAATCATCCAGTTGCTTCTGAACTTCTATCAGAAGGACAACCAGAATTAAGTTTTTGGGCTGATGATTCAATAACAGGTCTTTGCTGTAAAGCACGACCAGATTGGATTAAAAAAGATGGCACGATTATTGATTTAAAAACAACAGGTGATAAAGGAGCAAAGCCGTCTGCCTTTAGCAAGACAGCAGCCAACCTTCTTTATCATCTTCAAGCTGCTCATTATTTAGAAGTAACAAAAGCAAAACGCTTTGTTTTTCTTGTCGTTGAAAAAGTTTTTCCTTTTTCAGTCGGCATTTATGAATTAGATGAAGCAGCATTAGAAGAAGGTTTTCGCCTTCGAAATAATGCTTTGGCATTAATTAAATCTTGTCATCAAAAGGGTAAGTGGCCTACTTACACCGATGAAATCACCTCGCTTAGTTTTCCTAACTGGGCTTTTACCTTGCATTAAAAATGGAATCTATTTCACCTAAAAAAGAGTTGTTTCAAGCTCTACAAAAAGTTCAAGCAGAAATGCCTTCTTTAAAAAAAAGCAAAGAAGGTTTCAACTATAAATACACACCACTAGAAGAAATGCTTTCAGTAATTCAACCTGTATTACATAAAAATGGGTTGATGTTAATTCAACCGCAAGAAGTTAGCGAACATGGTCAGACAACAATTCTTACTTGTCTGATTCATGTAGAAACAGGTCAGCAATTACCAAGTAGGTTGCCGATTTATTTACCTGACAATATGGGCAACAAACCAATGTTTGCTTGGGGTGGGGCACTTACTTACGCAAGAAGATATGCCATAAAAATGATTCTAGGGATCGAGCCTGACATGGATACAAACACAGAAGATCCCGATAAATTAATTGAACATCAAATGAAAAAAGCAGTGACAGGCAAACAAACAAATCCAGCTAAAAGAGCAGCACCAAAACCGACTAATGCTTCTGTTGCTGTCTTAGCAGCACAAGCAATTAGACAAGCAAAAACAACTGAAGAATTATTTGGTCATAAGAAAAATGTAATGACTAGACATGCAGAAGGTCGTTTAACTGCTGATGATCAAAAAGGATTGATTGATTTAATTAATCAATGCGAATTGAAATTAAAAAGTAAAAAATGATTATGGAAAAAATTACAATTCAAATTCTTGCTAATTACATGATTTCGCAAGATGAACGTGGTCTCTGGTATATGAGCAAAGTTGATGATGAAGGTGTCGAAGAACTTTGTGAACAGGTTGAAATTTTTGAACTATTCAAAGAAATCCACGAACAACATCTTCTCAACCATCACGAATACTTTTCACAAAAAAGAATGAAAGAAGATGAAAAAGAGTTTGGACTCTGTGATGAAAAAAGGAGGCCGCTTTAAATGGAAGAACCTTTTTTAACAACAGAACAACTTGCCGAAAGATACGGCATTAAACCTGTCACCGTTAAACGGTGGCGAAGGGACACTAGAGCAGGTAAGCCTATTGGTCCTAATTGGTACGAACTCCCAATTATGGCCGTAGCTAAAAATGCTCCTAGAGTTCGATACCCTCTCGCTCAAGTTCTTGCTTGGGAAGAAACAAATTCAATTACACCTATTAATCATTTTTAATCATGCCTTTTGACGCTGCACTTCCAAAACAAATCAAGTGGTCTGTTAATGACAATCGCTTTGATGATAAAGACAAAAATCCTAAAAGCTTGAGTCTCTTTATCCCTAAAGAATCTATTGGTGCCTTCTGTAATCACATTATGAATATGGTAGACAATCCTGATTTGGTAAGAACAGGCAAAGTATATAACTTTGACACCCAATCAAATGAAGAAGTTGAAGGAATTTATATCAATGGTAAAGGAAGATTTAGTCAAGATGAATCCAATTCATATGGAAGTATCAATCCTCAAAAGATTAATAGTATTGATGAACCAGCATTTTAAGGAAAGGGTTCACACCCTTTTCTTTTTTATTTTATTCCTAAACTATTGGAGGTAAAACATTGGTTAAAGACTACAAAAACAAAGTTTATAACTTTAAAACCAAAAAATATGAAAGTATTCACCCAGAAATAGGTGAATTAAGGGAAAAATTTATGTATAAGGATTTTAAAATTTTTAAAAACTTTAATGTAAAACATTTTCTAAGAGCACCATACGAAAATGAAATAGAGTCGTATGAAAAAAATTTAATTAAACAATCTTGTAAAGGCGAAGAATGTGTTGCAATGAATTGTATTCTTCTCAATATTGAAACAAGAGCCTTAATTCCTATGAATAAAGAAATGTTTGAAAACTGTGTTTTTAATGATAAAACACCAGTTTATTATAAAAAACAAATGTATATTGGTTCAAAAGATTTTTTCGAAAAAAATATAAAAAAAGGTTTTAAAAATGACTAAATCTAATCAAAAAACAAAAACAATACCTCTTTTTCCTAAACATCAAATCTTCTTAGATGAAGATGATAAGCAAACTTATCATTTAGTTTTTGATGGCCTTGACGGTGTTCCTATTCCTTTCAGACTTGTGTTAACTGACATAGGAGAAAGTATTATTTTGGCTGCTCTTACTAATATGCCTGTGCATATAAGTCACAGAAAGTTTTGGGGTTACAAAGGGGCTCCTAGAGGTGAAAATAATGCAATGAATGTGGGTTGGCCTAAAGAAGATCAACTTTATGTTTCATTCGCTAGTCAGGATGAAATGGCTTTAGTAGCCATTGCAGATGTTCTGAGTGATAGTAGGTGTTGGAAAGATAAACAACTTATTTGATGGGAATCTTAAACTGGCTTGGCTCAGGTTTTGTTTATAGAAGTCCAAAACCAAACGAAGGATTTGCAAGATTTCTCGAAACACTTCCATCTAGAAAACTTAGAGCATTAGCTGATACAACTGCTCATTACAGCAAAAAGAAACTCGTACAAATTTATTTACAAAAAAATGCCCTCACCAAAATTCAAACTAAATGATCAGGTCAACAAGAAAAGCAACACAGGAGTTTTTTTGAAGACTGGCTCTGCTGTTGGAACGATTATTAAAGTCATAGAAAAATACAACAAAAGAGATCGTATTTGTTATTACTACGGTGTTCGGTGGCCTGATGGAAGACGGTCAGAACACGCACAACACATACTCGTTCCAGCTCCTTAAGTGATGACAATAAAACCTAGACATTTACTCCATCTCAAATTACCCCATGCGAAAATATTGCTTTCTTTAACAAAGAAAGAATATGAAAATCAATGCAATGATCTTTATTATCAAGCGGATTTGTTAGAACTTCTTAGTAAGTTGACAAAAAAAGTAGCAGATTTAGAAGCAGATGGAGCAGCTAAAACAGATTTAAGAAAATTAAATCGTATTAAAAACAAGGACAAAAAATCATAATGAATCAAACTTATTGTCCTTGCCCTAAGTGCGGTCAACTTAGAACTAGAGTTGTATGCACTAAACGTGATAAAGAAGGGGTCACTATTAGACGTAGATGGTGTCCTGTTTGTGAACACCGTTGGTATTCACTTCAATACCCAGAAGTTGTTATAAAAACAGGCGAAGTAAAATGGAAAGGAAGAAACACTAGGTATGTACCTTTACAGGTCAAATAGTTTTCTAAGAAAGTTTTTAAACGTAGGTTGTCTTACAGGATTCTCTAAACAAGCAATTTTTGCTTTACATCTTGCTATTTCCTTTAAGCAATTAGCAATAAATTGTGATTGATGAAAATACTGTCTTTCTACTGATTCGCAATGTCTTATAAGTTGTTCTTTAGATGCTCCTTCTGTAAACCATAAGATCTTTTTCTCTAGCTCTAGTTCTTGTTCAACAGTAGGAGGTTCCATTAGTTGATCTAATAGAACAAATTGCTCATCCAAGTTCTCCATCTAATTCTTTACCTTTTGCTGCTAATCCAGTGTAAACACCATGTAAAGGATTGTCAGGTAAGTGACGACCATCAAGAACGTACCAACGCTCCATATTTAACATTCTCTGTCTGTCTTCTTCTAACCATTTTGGATCGTAATCACTCATTGCAATGTAGTAGTTGAATTAGGATATAACCTTGACTGTAAGAAATTTACAGCTTGATCATCAAGTGTATTTGTAGTCTGTTTTGACGCTGCTTTCAACAGGTTAAGTAACAGTTTTTTACCTGCATCACTACGCAAAAAAGCATAAAGAATAGGTAAGAAAGGCTTAGCTAGTTTTCGCATAATTAGACTCACTCTTCACAATCTTATATATAACCGCTACATTTGGCTTGGTGATCCCCATACACCAGACAGAACCTCCCTAGAAGTGCATTTTATTGGGAGGTTTTGTTGTCTTTGCCACTCACTAAGTTAGCAGGATTATGGAGTCAAAAACGATTATATGTTTTTGTTCACACTGCTTAGAAAAAAGAAGACAAATTGAAAGAGCTTATGAGAGCACTTGCCTATTGAAGAGCAAAATAAATCCAGCTAAAATTAAATAGCACACTACTACTCGGAGGATGCAAGCTTAAGTATCAAACATCAGCATTAGTTATAGACATTACCCCCTTAAGTTGTAGAGGACTTTAGGGGGTTTTGTTTTTCCCAATGTTTTATCAATAATTCTAGTTCTTTAATTCTGGCCTTAGCCATCGCTATCTTTTCCTCCATCCATTTGGGTCGCGTGTTGCACTTAACGTAGCAATCTCCTTATCAATGGCGTTTAAACGATGGAAAATTTCACGTATATCTCGTTGCCTTTTATTTGTTTGGTTCGCTAAGACCATTAACGCTCCAGAAATAGCTGCCCCGATCAAGGCTGCGAGTAGTTCTTGAGGCATTTTTAACCTTTTATGTGTAATCTTAGACTATTGTTTTTATTTTTCTATGCCTGAACCCAAGCCAGAAAAGAAAAATTTACTCGAAAAACTTAAAGATAAAGTTCCTGATCGTGACGAGCAATTTGAATACATCTCAGTTGCAGTCAGGCTTTTGGTAGTTTTTTGGAGTGGCAGTCTTGTAACTTTAAACTACTTACCTAAGATCCCTGGTCTAACAAGTGGAGAAAAGCAGGATATTACATTTCCAGCTTCGCTCCTGGCCTCTTCTTTAGCAAGTTTTGGTTTAGAGAAGTCAGCGAAGAAGAAAGGTGATGGCACGTTTGAAGTTCCTCCAGAAGACAAGCCAATGACTAAAAAAGAAATGCAAACAATGATGGCTGAAGGAGGTGGTGGAAACTATCAAACAATTCGAGTCCTAACTCCAATCCAAATTAATGGTGCAGAAGTTGTAAAAACAGATCCTATTACTGGTAAAGAAATCGGCCCTGATGGGAGGTTGACATGATGGGAGAAGATCTTTCTATAGATGCAAGACAAGAAACTCGTATTGTCTGCACAGAAATGAAGCTCAAAAGAGCAGAAGAAAAGATAGGAGATTTAGAAGATAGGGTTAGACAATTAGAAAAAAGGGTATTCCAGGCTGCCGCAGTTGTTAGTGCAGGTCTGGCAGTATTAGGATTATTAGCACAAATCAGTAAGGCTTATTTATGAAAAAGCTATTCTTGCTACTCCTTTTAGCGTCTCCTGCTAGTGCAGACATGACGCATAACATCACAACTTCAACTCAACTGACAGTTAATGGAGCCTACACAGACTCCAACCGTATAGGTAGTACTTATGCAGTATCAGGTTCCAATATTAAGGTTGCTGACGATGCTCATTTCGGCAAATTAACTGCTGGTACTGCTACAGCAGCAGCAACACTTGATGTCGGAGCGTATGACGTAAATACTGCTGGTGCTGCTTTTTCTTTCTCAGAAAGCTGGAATCAAGGTGATGCTGTAAATGCAATAGGCTCAGGTGTTGATGTGACTTCAGGTGTGGTGGCTGATATGCCAGCTTACGGTGAAGTTTTAACGATGTCAGGAGGTGTTGCTGGTGATTTAGCTGGAACAATTACAAGTGCTGGAGTTATCGAAATTACGGCTGGAGGCGCAAACACATCCGCCATTGGCTCTGTAGTAACAAGTCTGACGGTGAAGTAATGCACATTCCTTTTATTGTTGCCTTCTTTGGCTTAATCTTTGTCGCTGTTTTTCATTTCTTTTTATGGCTGCATTTTATGGATCCTAATAGATAGATGAAACGCTATCTGCCGCTATTATTAATATTAAATACCCCTCAAGTCCTAGCTGTGCCAGTCGTTCCCAACTTTTCCTCTGGTACGATGTCAGCAGTCACACGCACCACACAAAATGTTACTGAAACTATCGTCTCTACTGATTTCAACACTGGGCACACTTATTCGATTAATGGAACGAATATTGCTATTGATGGTGCGACCCTTGCACCGCCGCCCTCCGAAACAGTCCAAACAATTAACGGAGTAAGTTATACATGGACAGGTGCAGATTTAACCAACAAGCCAAACGTCACGATTGTCAATCCAGGTCAAGCTTTTCAATACGTAGAAAGTTACGTTGCCCCTGGCCTGTCCAACATGACAACAATCAACCGAACAACAGTCTTAGAAAGTGTTACCGAAACAACCTCAGTCTTCTCGCAGTAATATTATTTAGTGGGCAAAGTGCATTAGCAAATGTAAGTCAGACTGCCTCTCCAATTGCCAATACGTCAGCGAGCTTGACCAATATGGCCATACAGCAATTAAATGGAAACCTCGTTCAGAATCAGTACGGAGGAGGAGTTGTTTGTCAAGGACCAATGGTAACATTTTCTCCATTCATTACCGACTCACATTCATTCTCTAAACCAAGAGAATACTGGTATGACTCTCCAGTCTACAGCGATGAAGGGGAACTTTTATTTCACCAAAGAACACGTACAGGACAGAAAGATAATTTCTCACTTAATCTCGGAGCAAGTATAACTTTTTCTGTGCCATTAGATAAAAGATTTCAAGAGCGTTGTTTGAAAAATGCAAAACTACAAGGCGAACATCAACAGCAACTAATTGATAATAAAAAATTAGACTGGCACATAGCACGTTTGAGAGAATGTGGAAAATTAAAGTTAAGTGGAATTGAGTTTGCTGCCGATTCCCCTTACTTCCATCTATGTGAAGATGTTGTAGTTAAACCTAAAATGGGTCAAGTTTTACCGCACCGACACCTTATATCTCAACCTGACTCTAAATAATTAACCCCTACGGCATTTAGCCAAAACTAAATACACGCTCTATTCCAATTAAGGTCAACCCGTCACTTTGCGGATGTAGGGGTGATTTTATTTTACTTTATTTTTTAACGGTGGCAAACCTTTCTTCTCTCTGTAAGCATTTGTAATTCTTTCAGATAAGTTTGGTCGTTTTATTTTCTTACCTAAAGCCTTCTTCACCTTGTTTACTACCTGCTTAATAATCGGTTTAACAGCCTTCAATAATATTGGTGTAGATAGTGCAGCAGTAGTAGCCACAAGGGTTATCGAGCCAGTTTTCACCACTGCTGGAACTGTGGGGATAGCATCAATTATCTGCTGTTGAACATTTAATTTTTTATATCTAGTTACACAACGGTTTCCTACCAATTCATACCTAATAATTTGTCTAGTTCCTTCTTCTACTTTTGTCCCAACTTCAGGCGCACCATCAGGAGGGCAGGTATCTGGTTGTTCTCTCGGCACTTCTGGTGCTGGAGGGATTTCTGGCTCTTCGTGTCGTTGTTCTTCTCCATCTTCTATAGGAACAAACCTCATCGGTTCAAAATTCATCGGCTCATAACTTGGTGTCGGAGCAGGACACAAAATCAAATTATGATCTGGATCGTTCTCAATGAGAGCATCATTTTCAATACTTCGCCTTGCTTTCACACAAGGCATTTCAATAACTGGAAAACCTATAGGAATATTGATTGGTACGTTGGGAGGATTAACAACAGGAACATTAATCACATAAGTATTAATAGGTGTAACCCCAATTGGATCTACACCAATCTCAGGGATCAAAACTTAGGCAAACCAAATGCTTTTTTCTCTTCGTTCTCTTGCTGTGCAGGACTTAACGCTCCAGTAGGTAAGGCAGGTCCAGATAGCCCAGGTAATTTCATTGAACCCATTACCTTTTCCATTGCTTTATCTTGAAGCATTTTTTGATTATCTTCATTTGTTATCCATAAATAACCAAAGACTCCACCACCAGTGATAGCCGCTACAAGTAGGAACGATACTACACTGATGATGTTGAGAATTTTTTGCATGGTAAAAGAAGCTGTATTAAAAGCTATTACTCACACTAGCCTAATCGTTTTTATGAGCTTGGCTGCTCTACTTCCTCTTCAATCGTTACTGCACCTTCAACTTCAGCTTCAGGCTCAACAGGAGCTAAAGAATTAGCAAACTGTAAACCGCCTTCAATCATTGCGATCTTTTGGCTCGCATCTGAAGCTACAGCTTGAGCTTGATTTAGGCGATCTCTTTGAACTTTTAGTTCTTCCTGCCATTGAAGAGATTGTTTCTGCACTGATTCAGGAGATAAGGCCATAATTAATATTTAGACTTCCCAAGTGTAACTGCTGCATCAATATCTGTAAAAGATTCGGATGTCCAGATAGAGGTTGTGCCATCTTCCTTCTTATAAGCTTTGATGATTTCTAGATGATCAACATTCCTTTTGAGGGTTGCTTTGTCATCATCAGTAATTGTTGATTGAGCAGCAATAGAATTTATAAGGGTGACGGAATCACCAGCAGCAGAAAAAATCTGTGCAACTTCTTCCGCAGTACGTTCGGCCATGAGTTTTAATTTTTAATTAATATAATACTAAACTGATTTCCAAGTTCCACCTACGTTTACCTTGACTGCACTCATATTTTTCCAAGTTCCACCTACATTGACATGAACGCTGTCAGCTTCTTTCCACGTTCCAGAAATATTAACAAAGACATTAGTACCTGAAGCTGCTGCCCCTGCTGATAAAACAAAGATTAAACCATTAATACTTATCCCTTCAGTTTCAGTACCTTTAGCTGCAACTTTTACAAACGGTCCAGTATTAACACTTACATAATCTAAAGTTTGAACATTCGCTTTTGTTGGTAATGCCATTATGCTTGAGTTATTGCTATCC